TAAATGGGGCAAGATTTAGGCAATACAAATGGAAATGGCTGTGGAGACTAAGTGAATATTATAAGAAAAAAGTGTAGAGAAGCTGACGCTCTCGCTGCTAGTTTCTACAAATCTGCAGCTGGAGACAGGCATCGAGTGGCGAGGGACTGGGAACAAAAGGTGAAAGAAGCAGCTGATTTGGTAAATTTGGTCACTTCTGACGCACAAAAATGTAGAAAAAATTTAGCGTCAAATAAGGCTTATTTAAGCAAGAGCTCCAAAAGTGTGTAAAATGTAACCAAAATGTAGAAGCTAGAAGTGTTGGTATCATTGACTAATAGTATGTTTTTCTACATTTCTACATTTTTTTTTCTCAAATCAGTGAGACGACTCCTTAATTGATAAATTTATGTGTATAATGTAGAAACGTAGAATGAGAAGGAAGAAGAGATACAAGCATGCATTGATAAACAAGAAGAAGTATTACTTCTATACAATTAAGTGGTTAGATATCACCGGCGATGCAGGACATAAATCAAAAGAAGAGATGGACAAACTACCTATCTCAAAGATGATTACACAAGCGTATGTCTTTAAAAAGACAAATAAGTTCTTGATTACATTTAGTTCTTACGACACAACAGATGAAGTATTTAGTGACACAAACATATTTCCAATGGGTTGTATAGTAGAGATGGAGAAGATTAAGTTATGAATCTTTATGAGATTTTGGTTTTGATAGCACTTGTGCTTTTAGTTCTTTTTCATCAACACCCTCAAGAATCGGAGAGTACTCATCTATTATTGTCTTCATACGACTCTCAAGTTCTTCAGCAGTTAAATCCTCGAGTTTACCAGTACGAATAATTTTTTGTTCGATGTAAAGCCCAGCTGCTTTACCTCTAGCTACTTCTGCATTTACAGCTGCTGACCATGCACCTTTGTTTAATGCTGCTTGTCTAATCTTACCTAATTCAGCTATGTGTCTGCTATAATCTACTTCATACTTCTTGTTGTATTCATCTCTAATCTCACCAATGTATTTAACAACCAAAGGATATTTCTTCGGTGATTGTAGTTCTGATGCGGTAATAGTTGCTCTGTCTTTGTTGTATCCAGCTTCGATAGCACACTCTGTTGGAGTCTTTCTACCTTCGTTGGTTACAAGCAGTTGAGCAAACTTGATTTGCATTTCTGTAAGTTTCTTTGGTAATCCCATAATTGACATATAAGGTAATATAACGTATAAAGCAAGTGTCGACAGAGTTATTAGGGGCAGGCTAGGGAGACTGAATCTGCCCCACGAAATTATGCAAGGAAAGTTATTAAGACAGGCACTAGATAAATTTATGCAGGGTGAAGTAGCACAGAATGCAAGGGTGCAAGTTGTATTACCCAACGGAGAGTTTTACGATGTTAAAGGCATTCAGCTTTTGGAAAATAAGTTGATTGGTGTAAGAGAAACACATCGTCTTGCTATCACCATAGAACCAACACAATGGCATATGGGTAAGGTAGTTAAAAAGCTGTAGTTACGTTGAAACCTGAGAGAAAATTGTGGCTAGATTTGAAGAAAAATACGCCAACAATATGTTGGAATCGTATTGAAAATTTGGCAGTTCCAGGGCTTCCTGATGTGCTTGGATACAATAAACACCAACACTTTTTTACAGTTGAGCTGAAAGTAACAAAGGGTAATAAAATACGCTTCTCACCACATCAAATTGCGTTTCATGTGCAACATCCAAAGAACACATTTATCTTGGTAAAGTCTCTCGCTACTAGAGACTGGAAACTTTACGAGGGAAAAGTTATTCGGGAGCTTGTCGCTTGTGGCTTGAAGCTTGCAGCTTGCCGCTCGTCGCTTGCAGCTTGCTGCTTGTGGCTTTCGGAGCTTGGCGCTTGACGCTTGTAGCTTGCAGCTTGCGCCTCTCTTCTCGAAGCTTCTTGTAATAACTCGGATGATACCAAACCATTAGTGCTGGCCATATGCTACATTCTTAACTTCAGGATCCCAGCAAGATCTACAATCTTTACATTCGTTATTTTGCCTAGGGGCCGGACATGTCGATCCGGTTGTAACGACTGTTGAAGTATTGGGCCACGTGCTGGGAGCTGAAGTATTCACCATCGGAGCTGAGAATCTTATTACAAGATTATCAGGCTTCAACGAAAGGAAGGCTTTCACCCACGCCTCGCGCGTCGGCATCCAGTGCTTAACGGAAGGCGTAAGTTTACAGACAGCGAATATTTTTAATAGATGGTCCTCATCCTGCACATCTCCTGAGTCGTGCCATCTAAAGTATTTTGATTTCTTAGAATTAATTATTGTTGCCATTGCTCCAGTCCAGAGCGGGTGCCTGATGGCCTTCAGGCGGAAGTATTGCGCATCCTGGACAACTTTGAAAACATAACAGCCCTTCAAAGCGTAACAGTCGAAGCAAACAGAACCGGGAATCTTCACCAACTTGCTTCCTGTTTTACATTCTTTTGCAGGGAGACCGTAGGCCCAGCCAGGCATCTTGCTGGGCTTGGATAGGCTTCCGGTAATCTTTAACGCTTCACTTGTTTTCATTTTTTCTTTTTTGGTTTCATGTCTTCTTTAACTAATGCAATAAGTTCTTCTAATGCTTTAGCAATTCTTTTTAATGTTTTATTATCCATAATTATCTCCTTCTAGATACATCCTATAATATCCTCTAGTCATTGTCAAGCTTGCCGCTTGAAGCTTGTGGCTTGGCGCTTGAAGCTTGCGGCTTGCCTGCGCCAGGTCACTTGTTGCTTGGTCAAGCGTTGAGTGAGCCAAGAATCCACTCTCAAAATAATCTCAATCTTGTTCCTATTGATTATTTTTTTTCAACCTTGACCCCAGGTCCTACCAGCGCGGTTCGAATAAACGCTACTTATCTGGTGTTCCTTTATCGCTAGGACCAGGGCTCAAGGGCGAGGTCATGCATCGCCTTCAAGCCAGCTTAATGACGTGTAGTTTTGGAGGCTCACGTCATTAAACTTGACATCATATATAATATAGGATAATACTATTGTCAAGCATAAATAATAACGAAAGGATAAACAATGCCAAAAACAATGACGAAGTATCAACTAGACCACTTCAAAGAAAAGGTGAGAAGAAACTTTGACCCTTTGATTGAAGAACAAGAACTGTTGGTAAAACAATATAGAGCTGAAGCAACTGAAAAGATAGTAGGCAAGCTCGCAAAGAAAATGGGCGCTGATAAAATACTTGCTGACTTCAAGAAGGCAGAAGAGCAACTACAATCGGTTAGAGATAAGGCAAGAACCTTCTTTAAAAAGAAGCAACAACAAGACCCAACAAATAAAGGCCTTACCTACACTATGAGAGAACGAGAGGAAAAGATAACTCTTAAAGATTGTAAAGAACAATTAACCGAGTGGGCGCGTGATCTGGTTGATAGAGAGATCAGACGTAGACCTGAAGGCTTGAAGCTTAAACAGCTTGAAGAGTTAAAGCGACACTCCATTGATACAGTTATGGAAAGTGGAACACCTGAAGATTTATTGAGGGCGCTTGACCAAACAACCAAGAAGATTGGAATTGCGTGGGTTGTGGATACTTCCAAAATAAAACAAATCGCACAAAACTAACTATTGACGTATAGGGGATAATAATATACTATCCCCTATAACGAAAGGCATACAGATGAGCATAGAAAAACTAGAAGCGAGAGCAGATGAGATACATAGAAACACAGACTTTGCTGTTTCATGGTTCGCTAAAAAATATAACAAAGTTATATTTAGAGTTGGCAACATGAGTAAAGAGGGTTGCAGAGTTTGGGAAAGTGACGGCAAGAAATATATGTGTTTTTGGGACACAGTGTTAGAGAGATACACAACTTGCATTGACCCAATGATAACATATAAACGAAAGGTATCATGATTGAATTATTTATTTTAATAGGAATAGTCGGTGCCATTGGCATAGCTTATTTCGGAATTATGGGAACATGATAGAACTATTTAATATAATATTTGTAGAGAGCCCTACTGGGCTCTCTATTATTTTGGCCTTTGGCCTGTGTGCAATTTTATATTGTCTATTGACAGTAGATCAATAGTAGGACAATATAGGACTATGAATACAGACAAGAAAATAAAAACAACAAACCCTTACAGTGGTCAAAGCATTGACTTAACTGTTGAGGAGTTTACGAGATATCAAATCGTAAAGCAGGCTGAACAACAAGCAGACCCAAACAACGGGGACGACCCCTTCTGGGATGTTGTTCGAGGTGGCTTAGATTGGTTTCGTAAAAACAATGCCAAAGCATATATGGTATTGTTAGATTAACTATAACTGTGCGCCGCCCTGCGGGCGGCGCGCATAGAGGTACCAGAGCCATTGCAAATTCCAAACAAATAAAATAATATAGAACACGTACAAGTTGTAGGGGTCCCAGAGACATACCCTTTATGCCATTTCT